TGCGGTTTTATTGGCTCTGGCAAAGACACTATTGCGGATTATCTTACTAATTTTCACGGTTACCGACGTGAAAGTTTTGCCAACTCGTTAAAAGATGCGGTAGCTTACGTTTTTGGTTGGGACCGTACTATGTTAGAAGGGCGTACAAAACAAGCCCGCGAATGGCGTGAACAAGTGGATCCATGGTGGGCAGAACGCTTAAACATGCCTAATCTAACACCACGTTGGGTACTACAATATTGGGGTACGGAAGTATGCCGCAAAGCATTCCACGACGATATATGGATTGCAAGTCTAGAAAATAAACTCCGTAATAGTACTGATGACATTGTTATCAGTGATTGCCGTTTTCCTAACGAAATTAAATCAATTAAAGATGCCGGAGGCATTGTAGTGCGGGTTGTTCGAGGCCCTGAGCCTGACTGGTACGATGACGCAATCAATATGAACGCAGGCGACAGAAATATGAGTTATGCTATCAGTAGCGAACGTATTAAACGCTTAAAAATTCACGCTAGCGAAACTGCATGGGTTGGAACAGAATTTGATGCGGTACTAGATAACAATTCTACCATCGATGCTTTATATGAGCAAGTATTGACTATTATAAATCAGCAACTAAGTCCCCTTGCCGCCACTTAACACCTTCTTTATGCAACACCCTAGCACAGTTAGAACATACAGTTTTTAAATTTGCTGGTCTACAATTGTTTAAGTCGCCGTCAACATGAAACACACTGAACACCTCGGTGTGGAGTGATTTAAACCCACATTTTTCACATTGCGATTTTTGTTTATAGCCAGCCCGTTGCCAGCGGGCAACTTTTACACCCCGTAAACACGGGCCGCACTGGCTTCTATAAAAAGCCACACCTTCTTTATAATAATTGATAGCAACCGGCCCTCGGCCGCACGAACATAATGGTCTCATATTTTATTTAAGCCTTTTCGTAACCTTTTCGTATGCTATAAGTCATATAAAAACTCAAAATACTATAAATACATACAAGAACATGTACTCATGGAGATAAAAATATGGCACAATTAAGTTCACCCGGTGTAAGCGTATCAGTAGTAGACGAATCGTTTTACACTCCAGCAGCCCCAGGAACTGTACCTTTGATCATTGTTGCTAGCCAACAAGATAAAGAAAATTCAGCTGGTACTGGAATCGCTCCTGGCACGATGGCAACAAATGCTGGCAAAGTATACTTGCTAACAAGTCAAGCAGATTTAGGAAGTACTTTTGGTATTCCTTATTTCCAAACTGACGCAGAAAATAATCCTGTACACGCAGGCGAGATCAATGAATACGGACTACAAGCTGCTTATAGCTTCTTGGGAGTAAGTAATCAGGCATACGTAGTACGTGCTGATGTAGACACTAAACAACTAATTGGTACAGCAACAGCTCCAAAAGGTTTACCAGTAGATGGCACATGGTGGTTGGATACAAGTGCTACAAACCTTGGAGTATTTCAGTGGAATTCAACTCCAGCTGGCGCAGGCGATGGCCAAACATTCCAACATCAAAAAGTTACAGTTATAACAGACATTGCACTAGTTAATACTAGTACATATGCACCGCTTCCTACAGTAGGCACAGCAGGTGACTATGCAATGGTTAGCGTTACTACTTTAAACATTTTATGGCACAAAAAATATACAACTAATACTCCAGGCGGAACTTGGGTAAAAGTTGGAGATCCAAACTGGTCATTAGCTTGGCCAACAGCAACAGCTAGTAACGCCAACGTAACATTAATTCCTGGTTCAGAAGCTAGTCCATTATCGTTTACTGGGTATGTAGATGATACACCAGGCACTGGTGGTTACAGTGGGTCGTCTGGTACTACGTTACACATTACTTCTGGTAACTATGGAAGTATGTATAGCCTGAGCACATTACATATTAGCGATTGGGTTATTTCAGGAACAGGTACTGCTCTTGACGGACACACTATTACTGGAGCAAATGGCGACTTAGGTTTAATTATTAGCGGACCAGATCTTGCATTAAATGGCCTATCCGGAACGTTAACACCCCCAGGCGATACACTAGTTATCAATGGTGTTTCAATCGGCGGCGTAACTACTATTAACCAGTTAGTAACAGCAATTAATCTTGCTGAAGATCCTGATATCAGAGCTGCTAACATCAATGGCAAATTAAATTTATATTCTGATGGTACTGGCAATGGTTACGACGGTGCACCAATGGGTAGCTTGACACTGAGCGGTACAACAGCTACTAAACTTGGTTTTAACACAGTTAATAATGTTTACCTATCACCTGCACTAACAATCAGCGCACATACTTCAGTACCTGAATATGGCACATATAACAATGCAGGAACAGCTAATGGTAATCCTACAGGAAGTGTTTGGATTAAAACAACTCCAGTAAACTTAGGAGCAGAGTGGACACTCAAACGCTATAATGCTGCTTCAAACAGCTGGATCAAACAACCAATTAAAATGTTCCCTGATACATACACAGCACTAGCCGCATTAGATCCAAAAGGTGGCGGTATTAACCTTCCAGTTAATACAGTGTTTGTCAAGTACAATGATGACGAGCATCCAGATACACCTTATGCAGATTTTAAACTGTACTATCGTGCGGCATCTGGTGCAACAGCTATTACTAGTTCAATCATTACTAATTCATCGTTTACACCTACAGGTGACGATGGCGGCAGCGCATATGCATTTATGATGAAGCTAACAAGCCCAGGATCAAGCACATTATCTGACTCAATCTTAATTGATTTTACTGGAACTGGTAATGGTGCAAATGATGCAATTACATTGGTTACAGAATTGCAATCAATGTTAGAAGGCACTTATGTTACAGCAACATTAAATCCAAATAACAGTATCACACTTACTCATACAACTGGTGGCGATATTATGTTTATGGATGATGGTTACACACTTGGTAAATTATTTACAGTTGGAACTACACCATACTACAATGTTTCAGCAGCTGTTATAGATGAAAATCAAGAAAGCGGAATTACTTGGGCGGATAGTTCAGTATACATTGCCAGCTTGTGGGCAAGTACTGTTGGCATGTCAGGCGAAGGATTTGCAATTCCAAGTTCAGTTCCTCCATCAACAAAACCAGCAGATGGTACATTATGGTACAATACTTCGTTAGAAGATATTGATATCATGTTTAATAATGGAACTATGTGGACTGGTTATCTAGATACAACAGCTCAAGCATACAACCAATCAGTTTATCCATCCGGTGGTGCAGTTGTAACTGATCCTAATGGTCCAATAATTAGCAGCTCAATGCCAACACTACAAAGTACTGGTGGAATATTGGCCAACGGTGACATTTGGGTTAACCCACACAACTTAGAAGAATATCCAACAATTTACAAATTCAACGGATTAACTCAGAAGTGGGTATTATTGACAATACAGATCAAACAACTAACCAAGGTATTGTATTTGCCGACGCACGTTGGAGTGGTGCTGGCGATGATATCGTTCCAGATCCAATTGCTAAACTATTAACATACAATTTTGTTGATCCAGATTGTCCGGATCCAGCATTGTATCCAAAAGGTACATTGTTGTTTAATCTACGTCGCAGCGGATTTAACGTTAAGAAATATGTTGTTAACCACATTGATACTACAGCGGTGAATACACACTATACAGCAGGCGATGTATACCCAGCAGGCGAGCCAATGACTGGTTATTTCCCAGATCGCTGGGTGTCCGATGCTCCTAACGATTTGAAAGGTGTTGGACAGTTTGGACGTAAGGCTCAACGTGCAGTAGTATTAAAAGCACTTGAAGCTACTATTATGTCAAACCAAGGTATTCGTCAACCTGACACAGTTATCTATAACTTGTTAGCTTGCCCAGGTTACTTGGAAACATACAGCGCACTAGTAGGATTAAATACAGATAACGGCATATCAGCATTTATCGTTATGGATCCTCCAGCACGTTTAACACCAGATGCTACAACATTAAGCAACTGGGGTAACAACACTGCTGGTGCAGCAATTGATGACGAAACTGGTCTAATTGCTACAAATAGCTATAGTGCTGTTTATTATCCTTGGGCATACACAACAGACTTGACAGGTAATAACATTGTTGTTCCTCCAAGCCATATCATGTTGCGCACAATTGCACTAAGTGACCAAGTTAGCTATCCATGGTTTGCACCAGCCGGTGTACGCCGTGGCGGTGTAACAAATGCTAGCTCAGTTGGTTATGTAGATGGTGCCACTGGTGAGTTCCACACAGTAGCATTGAACGTTGGACAACGCGATACGCTTGCAGCTGTACACGTTAATCCAATTACATATCTTGCCGGAACAGGACTTGTTGTATACGGACAAAAAACCCGTCAACTTGTACCAAGTTCATTGGATCGTATCAACGTTGCAAGATTGGTAATTTATATGCGTTATCAATTAAATCAAATTGCTAAACCGTTTATATTTGAACCAAACGATACTATTACACGTAATGAAATCAAACAGCAAGTCGAAGCGTTCTTGTTGGGCTTAGTTGGCCAACGAGCACTTTATGATTATCTTGTAGTTTGTGATGCAAGTAATAACACACCAGCTAGAATCGACCGTAACGAGTTACACGTCGACATAGCCATTGAACCAGTAAAATCTGTGGAGTTTATTTACATTCCATTGCGTTTAGAGAACACTGGGGCAATCAAAGGCCTTGGCAAATAATTAGGAGAATTTAAATGGCAATCGCATCTCTATCAAACTTTACAGTACCATTAGCATCCGACCAGAGCGCAAGCTCTCAAGGTATGCTAATGCCAAAACTAAAATATCGTTTTAGAATTAGTTTTGAAAATTTTGGCGTAAGTGGTTCAACAACTGAACTTACTAAACAAGTAAGTGAAGCAGTAAGACCAAGCGTTTCATTCGCTAATACAGTTATTGATGTTTACAACAGCAAAATTAACTATGCTGGTAAGTACACATGGGAACCAATCACAGTTAAACTACGTGACGATTCTACTAATGCTGTAACTACACTAGTTGGCGAACAAGTACAAAAACAATTTGACTTCTTTGAACAAAGCAGTGCAGCTAGCGGCTTAGATTATAAGTTCACTATGCGTATTGAAATGTTAGACGGCGGCAACGGCTCAACAACTCCTACTAGTTTAGAAGTATGGGAATGTTACGGTTGCTACGTTGAAAAAACAAACTACAATGATATCAAGTATAGCGAAGCTGGCGCAGCAATGATTGATTTAACAATTAGATTTGATAACGCAATCCAGACTACACCAACAAAAGGTCTTGGCGCAGCACAAACAGTACAAAAATTCCCAGGCGGAACTAGTATATTAGGTAGCTAATAGCTTAAAAACCCACTTAGGTGGGTTTTTTTACGACTATTCATTAAGTACTCACTTTATTTTAATCGATAAATAAAGTTATGGCATCATACAACTCTTCATCAAAAGGAACAGCAATTTTACGAGATCAGCAACATGCTGACCATCTGTTTAATGTTGATCAATTTAGACTTGCACCAAGCATAGTTTTTTATTCCATGTAGCATTTGGAATTAATCGAGTAGCATTAGGTAATGCTACACTAGTGCAAAGACACAGTGAAGAAATAAACATGTTAGTTAAAAGTATTGATTTACCTAACTATAAAATTAACACGCAGATGCTTAATCAGTACAACAGAAAAAAACTTGTACAAACATCACATACACCTGGTGAAATTGGAATCAAATTTCACGATGATAATTTAGGTGTAATTAATCAGTTATGGCAAGCCTATTACAAATATTACTATGCCGATCCAACAACGGCATGGACTCCAGGGGCATATGAAAGAAATGCAACAAAGGCGTATTCTTCAGCAATGCCAGGAAATTATGGTTTTGATAACGGAAGCACACGACCATTTTTTAATTATATAAAAATTTATCAAATGGCTCGACACGAGTATGTGTTACATCAGTTATGGAATCCTATGATAACTAGTTTTAATCATAATAAAGTAGCGTACTCCGAAACAGGTGTACACGATTTTGATATGAAAATTATGTACGAAGCTGTAAGTTACGATGCCGGTGATATTGGCAACGGAAACCCTGAAGGATTTGGCACCAGTCATTACGATCATACACCGAGCCCTATAGCAGGCGGCCCAGCAGGAAATAATGTAAGTTTTGCTGGACAAACAGCACTGAACTCACTAGGCGGTGGAATTCTTAATAATGTAATTAACACCGTTGGAAATTATCAAAATCCTACTGGTCTTATTTTAGGATCGCTTGCAGTAGGCGCAGCTGTTAGTATTGGCGCTAAACTAATAGGTAGTGCTGTAAGCGGTTTATCTGGATTTAGTTTCCCGGGTGCAAGTTCAACTAATAGTGGTAACACACAAGCAGGAACCGCAGGAACAGATTCTGCAAATATTGGCGAAGATCCGTCAAATGATGAAACTAGCGGATACGATAATGCTTCTCCAAACACCGGCGACGAGAACACTGAAGCAACACCAGAGGACACTGAAGCACCAGTTGGTACACCAGACAACCCTAGTAGTGCCGAAGATCAAGATACCGCAGACTATTCTTATGACTTTTAATCATGACAACAACTAATCTACCACAACCAAAAGAATCGTTCAGTAATGTAAAAACGTTTTTTAATAATTCATTTACTAAAACAGTAAGTTTTCCAGCTGAGCAGATTGATGCAACAGTTGCATTTTTTGTAAGACGAGGATTTGACCAAGCATCAGCAGGATCAGTTGCTATTGTATTGTTGAATCAGGCAAGATCTGAAGGTGTAGATGTTTTTAAATTATTAGACTCAGTTAAGAGTCTAACAGATATACAACTAAGTCAAATTGTAGCACAAGTTTTAAATGCAAGCAGAGATAAAACAAGTTTGTTAGGATATCGAACTGCTACTGTTGACAATACATTTGAATCTAGAAATATCTTAGTCTAATATGTCCAGCAAATTTGCACGTGGCAAGTTTGCCATAAAACATCCTGAAAAATACGTTGGTACCAAAACGCCAACATATCGTAGTAGTTGGGAATGGACATTTATGAACTTTTGTGACAACAATAAAAGCATAATTAAATGGGCCAGCGAAGCAATACAAATACCCTATAGAGATCCACTAACAGCTAGACAAACTGTATACGTTCCAGATTTTTTTATCCAATATCTTGATAAAAGAGGACGTATGATTACTGAGCTAATTGAAATAAAACCAGCTAGCCAAACTATATTAGAACGTGTTGGCAAAAACAAATACAATCAAGCACAGTTTATTAAAAATCAAGCTAAATGGAAAGCTGCAAATATGTGGTGTCAGCAACAAGGTATAAAATTTCGCATTCTTAACGAAAATGATATATTCAGCCAAGTCTGAGAATAAGTAAGTGTATGACTAAACGATTAGAAGAAATCCTCGATTTACCTGAAAGCAAGAAGATTGTTAAGCAGGAAGCAAAAGAACAGCGCAAAGCTGAAATAGCTCAGCCGTTTATCCGCGACATGTCAGAATTTGATAAAATATCAGCGGCATTACCACAAGTTAAAGGCTTAGGAGATGCTGGAGATGCCGAACTAGACGAACTAGCACAAAAAGCCAAAGATGCTTACGAAGACATCATGGACTTAGGTATGAACGTAGAAGCACGTTACAGCGGTCGACTTTTTGAAGTGGCGGCCAGTATGCTAGGGCATGCTATCAGTGCTAAAAGTGCCAAACTAGACAAAAAACTTAAAATGATTGATTTGCAACTGAAAAAACAAAAAATTGACCAGGACGCACTAGGAGTGGATAATAGTATCGATATCCAAGGCGACGGTGTTATTATCACAGATCGTAACAGCCTCCTTGAGAAATTAAAGAATATGAAATAAATACAATACTGGATCCTATTATGAAATCATTTAAAAACTACTTAACAGAAAGCAAGAAAATTTACGAATTTAAAGTAAAAATTGCTGGAGAATGTCCAAAAGATTGCGGACAACAGATCAAAGCTGCATTAGCTGAATTTCACGTAACTGGTGTCAGCGCACCTAGACGTACTCCTATTCAGGAACGTCATAGTGAATTCCCTGAACACAAAAATATTCAAATGACAATATTTGATGTTACATTGGATTACCCAGCAAATAGTATGCAAGTCCGAGAAAGAATTGCTAGCGGATTAGGAATGGGACAAGCCAATGTTAAAGTAAAAACATTAGGTGAAGAAGCTGAATATGTTATTAATCATCAACACGATACACCTACAGGAGAAGCTATTGTAGGAACTGACTACGAGCCAGAAAATAATAGCAACATGTACGGTGAAAAATATAACATGAGTTTTCTAAAAGAATTAAACAAAGACAAACATGCAGGCACAGAAGTTAAAGGTGTTAATGACAAGTTGTTTCAAGGAGCAAAATAATGAATTTTAAAGATTTGATGACTAGACTACAGGCAATTGAAGAAAATGCCGCGCCTGTTGCTCCTGTACACACTGATGGTCCAGCGACAGAAGAAATGATGGGTATATCTTTACCTATGCCAGGAATGATGAGCATGAGCCACGACGAACCTCCAAAGCAGCCTGATAATGTTACAATGAATGTAAGTCTAAATGGTTCAGGCGCAGGTGGTGTAAAAGACTTAATGAGAATTTTACGTGACATTGAGGACGGTCCTGCAACAACTGTAGGTCACGATGATGACGAGCCACTTATTGGTGATATGGTTGCGCACATGGCTCACGAAGAAGAACAAGGCCCCGAAGAAAGCATGGAAGAAGTGCAAGATGATGTTGGAGAAACTTGGGCTAACAGCGTACACGGCGATGCTGGCGCACATACACACGGTGTTGATGCTGTCACATTCAGCGGCGACGATATGAATAGCAAAGGCAAACTAAGTCCGTTAGCTCGCGCACCTGGAACAAATGCAATGCGCCACC